TCTTTTTCGTCCTCAGCCTCCATGGCGTCCTTTTTTTCTTCGCCTTCGGCTTCGGTGTAGCACGCCTCCAGCTTGCCCATGGCCTCTTTCAGGCCAGACAGGGCCTCCTTCAGCTTCTCATCCATGTTCGACTCCTTCAGGGTTTTAACCTGCCGGCTTTCCTGCAGGCTTTTCGTCGTAGCCGGGTCGGCCACCAGGTCCACGTGCCGCACCTCGACGATTTCGTTCACGACGAAGGTGCCGTCCTTGTCCACCTTCCCGTCGCCTCCGGCGTTGTGGCTCAGCCCGAACACGTCGGGCATGCGCTCGGCCGCCTCGCAAATGCGCTCAGCCATCGGGTGGCTTTTCAAATAGACGAGGTCACCGTACAGGCCCTCGCCCTCCACCCACCGGATGTTTTCCAGCTTGCCGAAACGGTCGTATGCGCTGCGCTGGTCGGTTGGCCTGCCTTCCGGGTGGTTGATGTTCACCCGTATGCCCTCATACAGCCCGGCGGCCTTCTGCACCGCCTCCGGCAGGTAGCGCCTGCCGTTCTCGCTGATGAGGCCCAACACCTTTACGTTGTGGATGACGCCGGCGGCCCGGTCCACGCTCAGGGCGTTGGTGGACTGGGTCTGCTCAATCAGCTTGAATAGCTTGCGCGTCTTCATGGTTTCGATTATACGGGCCAATTTTTTCTTGACAAATTAGACGCCTAGAACTTGGCCCCCTTGGGCGGCCGTGAAACCCTGGGCGGCACCTTATGTATGGTCACGTTTCCCATGCCTATTTCGCCCAATGCTTGCCACCAGTATGGGTAGCCCGGGCTGTCAGGGTGCGCGTTTTTTTCAGGGAACGCCACGTTGAGATACAGCTCAATCCCAGGGTCATCTGTCACCCATGCGGGGCCACCCTCCACCCAGTGCAGTTCCACCAGGTGGTCCTTGCCTTTCAGGTGCCAGGTAAATGAGCCTATCACTGCTGCCCCCTTGCCCTGGCGCTTTCCTTGTACTGCATGATGGAAAGGACGAACTGGGCGTACTCCGGGTCCTTCTCCATGAAATTCACAGGGTCATCAAACAACGCCTGCAGGCCCATGCTCAGTATTTCCGAACCGCTGTCGTATTCCTTGCCCACGTAGTAGGCGGAGTTTTTGTCAAAGTAGCGGTCGAAATTGTCAATACGGCCCTTTTCGTCGGCCCCGTAATTGGTGTTTGGGAAAACGTCTTTTAGCTTTGCCGGTTTCTCATCACCCACGCGGTAGTGCAGAAACGTCTGCACCATCTGCTCCACGTACGGGTCCTCAGCCTCCAGGATGTGCCCCATTTCGTGCACGTGCACCTTTGCCCCGTCATCATTCGCCAGAAATACCCTTGGCCTGCCATGAAATAGTTTTGGGTATTTTTCTGCTGAATTTTTGTCCAAGGCAAATGCCCGGTCTTCCCCCTTGCTTTTATACGGGTGCACCATATCGGCCCGATTGGCCACCATGCAGTCGTTCACCGGCACCTCACTGATTAGGTTCAGAAACTGCATGGTCTGCTGCTGGCGTTCCAGGAATTGCTGGGGGTAAAGTTTTTTGGACCCGGTTTCCGTTTGCGTCATCAGCTGGGCCATTACAACAGGCTGGTCCTTGGGCCCGCCCTTCTGCATGGCGTTATGCACCTGGTCCCTGGTTTCAGGTTTTTTGATCAGCTCATTTTTCTGAATGGTTTGGTATTTTTCGATTAGTTTTTCATACAGGCCGGCGCTTTTCATGCTGGCGATAGCTTGCTCGTTCAGATCGCTGCCAATCCTGCGCTCGATGGCTTCCCGTTTCATTTCCGGCGCTTTTTCGATAATGCTTTCGACCATGCTTTTCACGCCGTCCAGCTTTACCTGGATAGGCTCGGCCAGCTTGGTGATGGATTTTTTCGCCAGTTCAGGAAACTGCACGGCCACCCACCTGGGCAGGGGTTGGGCATTGTCGGCGTCCTCCTCCAGCTGTTCCATGGTGGCCGTCAGGGCTGCCAGGGTGTGGTGGGCCTCGTCGTAGCGTTCCAGCCTTCTTTCGTTTTCCTGTTCCGCAGCTTCCCGGCGGCCTTGGTCGAACCAGTCGGGTATTTTCTCCATGGCGATTTTCTTTTCGCCCTCCAGCTCCTTCAGGTCCTTGGCCGTGACCTCGACCAGCTTGGCCATGCGGGCCTTCCCGTATTTCTTCTCCAGCCTGGAAAGCAGAGTTGCCGGTTTCACCTTCAGCGCCTTGTTCGCCTTGGCCTGCGCCTTTTTGAAAGCCTCCGTATCCTTCAGGGGTTTCTGGATGTTTTTAGCCGCCTGCTCGGACGCCTGCTGGTTATTGGCCGCCAGTATTTCCGCAGCCGTTATGTCGCGGAACTTTTCGCTGCCGTATGCCCGCTCATAGAACAGGATGCCCTTGAACCGTTGCAGCCGGCCGCTGGTGTTTATAAATGGCTTTTCCCGGTTGAACAGGGCGGCCCCGTAATGCCGGAAATGGTCCCTATCCTGCGGCTCGATGTGGTGCAGCCTGTTCAGGTTGAATTGCCCGGCGGCCGGATGGACGGCCTGCCGGCTGCCGGTGCGCTTTTCCTGCGCTGCCCGCAGCAGCTCAGCCGTCTGCCGCAGTTGATCCATGCCGGTGGTGGGGGCTGCCGCCCTGGGGTAGTGGGGTGGCTCTCCAGGTTTGGGCGGCAGGGTGGCCGTCGGCGGTGGGGGCGGTGGTGTGGGCGGCACAGGTGGCGGTGGTGGCGTTATGACGGGCGGTGTATCCGGCCGGGCCTCCGGCGGCACGTAGCCGAAACGGCTTACCTGCACAGCCAGCTCGCGCCGCTGCTGGATCACCTCGTCCACCTTGTCCACCCGGGCCTGGCGCTCGCTGGGGGTTTCATCTTTCAGCTGGTCTACCGGCAGCAGCTGCCCCGTCTCGGGGTTCAGGAAATCCGCCCATTCCACCGGCCGGCCCTTGGCCATTCTCGTGACGGTGGCCAGCCTGCGGGTGCCCACAGCCCAGCGCTTTTCCTGGTCGGTGGCCGTCTGCCACCATTCGGCGTAGGTGACCGGGTCGGGTATCAGCTTCTTATCGTTACCCGTAAATAGCGCCTTGGCCGCCGGGTCGTTTTCGATGTGGTCCGCCACTTCCAGCACCGGCGAAAGGTAGCACCGGCAGTTAAAGGCTACGGTGCCATCGGCCTCCATGGGCGGGTTCGGCATTTCCGTGATGGAAAGTTGCCCGGGTTTGGGGTTTTTGTAGTAAATGTTCCCGTTCCGGGCCGCATGGGCCGGGCGCACCCGCCAGTCCATGGTGGCGTGTATCTGGTAGCCGATCACCATGTCACCCAGATCATCAAACGCCTGAAGGCGTGCGGCATGGCTGACGCGCATGCCCTCCGTGCGGGCCACCCGCCTGGCGCTCGTGCGCACGCCCTGCACGGCCGGGCCCAGCAGGTTGGCCAGTTGCTGCACCGTTTGCCCCTGTGCCATGCCCATGGTCACCAGGGCCGCCAGCTGGTCGGGTGGTGCCAGCCTGGTCTGGGCCGCCAGCCTGGCGTTCCAGCTGGTGCCGGCGCTCGGGGCGTAAATGATGCGGGCCACCTCATCAGCCGGCAGGGGCTCGAACAGTTGCGCCTCCACCTGCGCCCTCTGTTCAGGTGACAGCCGGGCCTCCGTCAGGTCTGGCGGGCCCGGGTTGTTTTGCTGGAGGGCCAGGCTGATGGCCGCCTGCGGAGCGGTGGCCATTGCGTCGGCTATGGCCTGCTGGTGGCCCTGCCGGGCCAGGCTCTCCAGGCCCTTGTCGATGCCGGTTATGGCGCTTTGGGTGATTTCCCGCAGGATGGCCGCAATTTGCTCCTGCGTGCCCGGGCGGGGCACCTTCAGGGCCAGCAGCCGCAGCAGCCGGTTCCACAGCCGCAGCACCTTTGCGTCTATCTGGTCGGCAATGGCATCAGCCTGCACCAGCGCCCGCGCCTGCTGGATGCCAACTTTTGCCGCCATGCGGCTGTTCGCCAGGATCATTTTTTGCGCTCGGGGATTTCACCACGCCGGGCCATGTCCAGCGCGATGGCGACGGCCTGATCCTGCGGGTAGCCCTCATCCCGCAGTTTTTTAATCTTGTCGCCCACCTTGGCCTCGTCCACTGATTCTTCCTTGCGGCAGCTGCCAGGTGAAAACGGTTTCTTACCCTTTACGGGCTCGTAGCCGTCCCAGCACCGGCCCTGTTGGGCCTCCTGGGCATTCCGGTCGGCGGCCTCCATCTGGCCCACCACCTTACGGGCCCAGGCGTAGCCTGCGTCACCGCCCCAGCCCTGCCACGCCTGCCAGCCCTTGCCCTGCTGGTCCCACGTTTCGCCCTTTTTGTCCACCTCATGCCGGTCGAAGTAGGCTTTCATGCGGCGCACGGTCTGCGGGGATAGTTCCCGGCCGTTCGCCAGGTCACGGGCCCGGGCGATGCCCACCGGCGTCATGCCCCGCTGGCTTTCAGGTTTTTCCGACCGCACATCCAGCGCCCGCTGGGCCGCCTTCCGGGCCCCCTCCGGCGGCTTGAAATCAATATGCGAATAGCGCCCGCCCTCCGCCTCCGTGTAGGCGCCCTCCATGGCCTGTACGCTGCCGGTGGCCTCCGGCAGGGCGGGGGTGGGCAGGTCAGTGGGCAGGGGCCCGGGCAGGCCGGCGTCCTGGGTCACCTCGTCCCAATTGGCCATTTCCTCGTCCCAATCCAGCCCGATTTCCTGCGCGATGGTCTGCGGGCTCTTGACGCGCAGCGTGCTGTATACCTGGTTGGTCTGCGCCTCCTGCACCCGGTCCCGGGTTTCCACGCTGGGGGGCACCACCTGGATTTCCACCGCATCCAGCACGTTGGGGGGCAGCTGCCCCGCCATGGCCGCGTTCTGCAGGGCCGCCCGCATGACGCGCAAAAACGGCCGCTTCACAGCCTCCTGGAGGGCCAGGCAGTTGCGCAGGAATGGGCTTTCGGCCGTCAGGCTGCTGGCGTAGTTGTTGTTGGCTGCATTGCTGCTGACCAACCACTCGGGGGCGTTGTGCCGGTTGCCGGCGCTCCGCAGCAGGCTCTGGAAAACTTCCAGGTGGGCGGCTGCGCTGGCGGCTGCGGGTGGTGTGATGTAGTTCATGCCCTTGGGGATGTCGAGGAAACTGCCGGAACGTAGCTGCTGGAAATCCTGCTGCTTTCCAGTGAGGGCGTCGTATTGCGTGTAATCCACCTGCCCTTGCAGGAAGGTGTCCACCTGCTGGCTGCTGGCCGCATCGTACTGGCGGATGCCGGCGATGGCCGCCTGCACCGCGCTGCCCTCGCCCAGGTTCTGCCGCAGCTTGGATGCGATGTTGAACGCGTCCAGGGTGTCATAGCTGAAATCCGGCAGGCCCCGCTTGATGGCCCTTTTCACGTTGGCTTTCAGGTGGATCATGTTTTCCGCTTCCACTTCCTCACCCATCACCGGCACGTCTCCGCCCTTGCCGCCTGGGGCCGCATAGCTGACGAAATATGCCTCGATCTGGAAAACGTCATCCACCTCCGTTTTGATGCCGTAGCTCCACTCCGCCAATTGGCTATCGGGCGGCTGGAACACCTGCTCGGGCTCCACCGTGCGGATCATCAGCCGGCCGGATTTCTGCGGGAATAGGCGCAGGAATGCGTCACCATCCTCCCGCCAGCGCCAGAACAGCTCTCGCTCCATTTCCGGCCATGCGTTCTCATAGGCAAAGTCATCCACCACCTGCTGGGCCTGTTCCAGCAGATCGGCGGAAACCTCGATGCCCTTTTTTGCGGCCACCCGGTAGCTGAAACCGTTGCCGATAACGTAGCTGGCCAGCCCGTTCAATAGGCCGTAGGCGTTGGGGTTCATGGTGGTGCATAGCCGGCTGGCGGCCCGCAGGATGGACAGCTGCTGTTCGCTGTACCAGAACGGGTAGTTTCCACCGTAGCGCCGGTCAGTGGGCTGGCTGACCGGGTAGGCGAACTGCCCGCCGTCCCGGTAGCGGTTCAGCAGATCGGCGTAGCCCTGCAGCCAGTAGTCCTGGTCCAGGTAGCCCTCCAGCAGCTTTTGCTTGCGCTGTAGCTGCTTTACCCGCAGGCTTTCCTCGAGCTCCACCCGCTGGCGTTGTACCCTGCTGCCGAATAGCCGTTCCCACAGTGTCATACCAGTAGCCTCCTGACGGGGGGCCGTTTCGCCACGCGCCCGTTGTGCAGGTCAATCATACACCGTAGGGCCATTTCCAGCCCGTCAGGGCCGTCGTCATGGCTGGCCACCGGGAAGTCCCGCAGTTGCTCCAGCAGCAGCCGGGTGCCCGGGCTGTTGGCCTTGAAACGTATCTGCCGGCCCTCCAGGTAGGGGCCCAGCCGGCGGATGCGGGTCAGCTTGCTGACGGTGTTATTAATCTGCACCAGGGGCAGCATCATGCCCATGGCCCGGGCCTTGGCCGCCATCAGGTTAGCCAGCAGCTCCTGGAACTGGTTCACCTCGACGGCGAAGGCGTCCGGCTTGAAATCGGCCGCCTGTTCCAGGGCATCCTCGATTATCTGCTCACTGGAGCGCCGGTCCAGATCAGCCTGGCAGTACAGGGTGCCGTCGGTTCCCCTGCCCAGCTTGATGATGGCGCTATAGTCGCCATGCCTGCCGTCCCGGCCCTTGCTGGGGTCCACCGCCATGGTCCGCAGGGGGCATACCGGCCATTCATCGAACAGCAGGTCCCGGCCTTCCGTGTAGCCTGCGGGCCATTCCACGCCACCGCCGGCACGGGGTTGCTGCTGGTACAGGGCGGACCAGTCATACACGCCAATGCTGGCCCGGATGCGGTTCAGGTCATCCGCTGAAAACATTTCCGGCCATAGGGGCTCCCCTGGCTGCCGGTGGTCGTGCTCGCTTGGGGCATCCTCCGCCAGGGCCGGGAAGTTGATCACCTCCCACTGGTCCGCCCCTGGCTCATCCTGCGCCACCTTCACCAGCCGGCCGGCCAGATCGTCACTGTGCCAGCGGGTCATCACCAGCAGGATGCGGGCGCCTGGGGCCTGCCGGGTGTACAGGGTACTGGTGTACCAGTCCCAGACGTTTTCCCGCACGGTGGGGCTGTCGGCCTCCTCCCGGTTTTTCAGGGGGTCGTCAATAATCAGCCACTTGGCCCCCATGCCCGTGATGCCGCCACCCACGCCAGCGCTGCGGTAGGTGCCCGGCTGCCCCACCACCTCGAAAACATCGCTATTGCGCAGCCAGCTGCCGGATACCGTGCGGCTGTTGCTGTCGTTCAGCCGGGTGGCCGGGAATAGCGCCTTGTATTGCGTGCTGTCAATAATGCGCTGAATGTCACGGTTCAGCCTGCTGGCCAAGTCCGCGCTGTAGCTGGTGCCGATTATGGTGGTGGACGGGTCAATGCCCAGCAGGTAGGCGGGCAGCCGGCGGCTGATCAGTTCACTTTTCCCATGCCTGGGGGGCATGCTGAGGATCAGCCTGCGCAGGTTCCCGTCCACCATCCGGTGGAGGGCTGCCGCTATGGCCTGGTGGTGCCAGCCCGGTTTGTAATCGGGCATGGTGTACCGGCAGAAATCAAGCAGGTCCCGGCGGGCTCGCCTGCGGCTCAGCAGCTCGGCTGCCGCCTCCTGTGGCCCCAGCTGCGATGGCTGCGAGCTGTTCATCAGTTAGCTCTCCAGGGTTCAGTGTCACCTGCACCCGGCCCTCCTGCTGGATTTCCTGGCGCTCCACGTAGCCCCTACCCTTGCCCTGCGTTTTCAGGGTAAAGCACACCGCCCAGCCTTCCCCCTGCGTGACGGCCCGGTGCAGGGCGCTTTCGGCGTTATCCACCATGCCCTCCCGGGCATCATGCAGGATGGTTTTCAGGTTTTCGCTTTTGGCGATGCGGTCAAACAGGCCGGAGCGTTCCACCCCCAGGTTGCGGGCAGCCTGCGCGACATTGCCCAGGGCCGCCTTCAGGGCGTCCGCCACCGCTTTCTCGCTGAGATAGCCTCTTTTACGTGCCATGGTTTTTATGCGTCCAGTATCGTGGCAGGATTATATCACTTTTTATTCTTTGCGTTCAGCTTCATGTTTGCGTTTTTTCCACTTCTGCCATATTCCTGGGCCGCTTGGCTGCGGAATTCCTGCTCCAGTTTTGTCCTGTGCCGCTTGATGTTCTCCAGCTCCTCAGCATACGGGTAGCAGTTTCGGAACTGGTCCAGGGCATACAGCACGACGGAGCAACGGTAGCCGCCGGCCTGCGTGGCAATGGGGGTAACGCCGTGCATCACTTTCTGCCCGTCAAATATGATTATGGCACCATCAACCTGGGTCAATGCCGCCCGGTACTCCGGCAGAACCAGCAGGCCGCCCTTGCTGTTTTTGCGCAGGATAATCACGTTCGACCAAACGCCCTTCTAGTTGGCCGCGTCTCGGTGGTGCTTGATGGCGTGGTTCACGTTGAAATTGATGGTGGTGAACGGTGTACCTGGCACCACCCAGTCAGGTACGATTTCGCTGTTGGTTTGCCGGGTGTGCCTCTCGTATTCCTCAGGCAGCCATTTTTCGTAAAGGGTGCAAATATGGCCGGCGAACTCTTTCGCCAGCTCCCAGATTTCCGGGTGTTCATTGGTGTCGGCGCTCAGCCGGCAGTAGTTGTGCCGCAGTGGCACTCGAGGAAGGCTGCCCAGAATGGTGGACTTGGTGGGCAGGCCCTGTGTGCGGGTGTTCTTTTTCGGTTTCACCTGGCGGGTTATTTGGTGGCCTTTTTCAGCCAGCCACGCCGGCAGTGATGCGTACACGCCAACACAGCGACCCTGTGAAACTAGCCTGGCCGGCGGGTTAATTATTCTGTCAAATTCAGCAGCAGCCGGCACGTTTCCCAGCAGGTTGTCGCACGGTATGGGCGGTCCCAGCTCAATTGTCTTCATGGTAGCGCCTCAGCACCCACAGAATGGCGTCGCTGTTATTCTCCGTTTTTGATTTTTTGCGGGCATATTCGATATCACTTTTTACCGTCTCGAATTCCTCCATGGTGCAGAAAAACTCGAACTTTTTCACCTTGCTTTCCAGAAACCTTTCGGTGTCGTGGTTGTTGTATTCCTCTTTTTCGGCCTCTTTTTCCTGCTCGCTTTTTGGCTCTTCAGGTGGCAGCCAGGGGATGTTATTGTCAGCCAATGTTGTGAGCATATCTGCCAGCGCCTGGCTGCCGGTTTGCACATCCCGCAACAGGGCGTCCAATGCGTTGCCGTCAGCCTCCGCCATGGCTGCCAGGGGGTCCAAGGTGGCCAGCAGCTTGGCCGCCTCCGCGTCATTCACATCCAGCACCAGCACCGGCACCTCCGTGTCCGGTGTGGTGGTTGCCCGCAGGTGCCCGTCGATCAGTTTCAGGCCGCTGGGCGTCTCGTAGGCCAGCAGGGCTCCGGCGTAGCCGATCTCCGCCAGCACGCCCTGGAGGGCCTCCTGCTGGGCCTTGGGGTGCTTGCGCCAGTTGCGCTCGTTCGGCAGCAGCTCTCCAGCCCGTACCCTGCGCAGCTCTTTCACCCGGTCCCGTATTTTCATTTTTCCCATTCCTTTTTCTGTTCTTTCACGTCGGCCCTTTCGTCATCGTGGGCCTTGTTCAATTGGCACAGGGTATACCAGGCCAGCTGGTCGGCGGCCTTGAAACGGTTCTCACCTTCGGCGTTTTTCGCCATATCAGCCAGCACCGTCAATGCTAGGTGGTGCAGCCGTTGCAATTCATGGTGGTCCATTCCGCTAGGGTGCGCCACCATTTCCCCGCCTTCTAGCCCCACAGGCCCAGCTCCTCATCTTCCACCGGTTCCGGCACGCAATCGGGCCGGAGGTCCCGGGTATTCCTGCGCATATCCTGCGGGTGGAAAACGGCCTGCCCCGCCTTGGCCCTGCGCTGCATGGCCAGAATCTTTTCCTCGCTGCCGGGTTCAGCCTGCACGGGTTTGGCTGGCTGTGGTGGTTCCGCGAACCATTCCGGCATCAGCCGGTAGCATAGCAGGGCCCAGCGCTCCGGCGGCAGGGCCATTTCGGCGGAAACCTTTTCCAGGCGTTCCACCAGCACCCACAGGCTGACCGTCTGGCGGTGGTTCATGCGGGCTGGACCACCACGTCCACGTAGGATTTGTCAGCCGGTTTCCCTGGTGGCGTGAACCGTATGTAAATGCTGTTCACCACCTCAGCGCAATCGTCCGTGATGGCCCCGATATGCTGCAGGAAATCCATCAGCGGTTTCAGCACGTTGTCAATGTCGCGCCCCTTGCGCCAGCCCTTGCCGCCGTTGATGGTGACGGAAACGTGCACGGGCCCGTCCACCTGGCGCACCTGGCGGCCGGTGTGGAACAGGTTGCGGGTGATCCATGTCTGGTAACTGCGGCTGCGGTAGACCTTCCCGCCCCTGCCCCTGTTCCAGATGTGGTTGACGGAGGGCGGCGGCGATAGCCGCAGAAATAGATGACCGGTGCCTCCGGTTGGGGCACTTTCGACGTTTCCGAAATTATCACCGGGTATATGGCCTGCTGTCAATTCCGGCCCTCCAGATCGGCCTGGATGATGTCACTGGCGGTGCGCAGGTGCTTGCGGGCCCTTTTCAGCCAGGCCAGGGCGGTGCGGGGTTTGGCGGTGCAAACCAGCTCGGGCACCTCGCTGAGGATGTGGGTCACCTCCTCCAGCAGGGTGACCATTGTCTCGTAGTCTTCATGTCCCATGGCGTGCCCTCCATGGTGCCATATTCTACCAGCGGGCCACCTCCTGGCGGTCCCGCTCGATCTGCAGCAGGTCCACAGTGTCTTTCAGCCGTTGCAATTCCGTCTGGATGCGGTCCATGCGGACCTTCATGGCCAGCCCCGCCAGGCGCTCCATGGCCAGCTCACCTTTCAGAAGGTGCAGCTGGTCCTTCAGGGTTGGGTTTCCATTCTGCCCCATCGCGTTCCCCTCCTAGAAACTCGAAACGGATCGGCAGGGGTAGCCGGACGAACCAGCTGAAGAAACCTGTCTGCCGCTTGCCGTCCTCATCCATGAAATCCTTCAGCAAAATACCGCCTTCCGGGTTGGCCTTCAGCTGGAGGGCCTGCCCTGTGGCGGTGTTCACCCATTGCAGCCGTTGCCATTCCCGGCCTTGGCCGTCCAGCACCCGCACGCTGGTGCGGCCCTCGCCGTCGGGCGGCACATCCTCCGGCGTGACGATCATACACCGGCCCCCGCCATGGCTGAAGGTTTCCGGCCCTGGGGGCCGTGCAGGCGCTCCTTCGGCACGCACCACAGCCCGGGCCGGCCGTTGCCCAGCTCGGTCCAGAACTCCGGCTGTTTTGCATCACTGCCCAAGTACCACCCGTGCAGGGTCATGCGCGGGGCAAACCCGGATACCAGCACGTACATGCGCTCCGGGCTGTCATCATGCCGTATTTTCAGGTCATAGCGCACCTGGCTGATCCACCGCACCTCGATGCCTGGCGGGTGTTGCCGGCATGGAATATCTGGCTCAGCCCTGAAGGTTCCCACGCTGCCGGGCCAGAATAGCGCCAGCGCCTTGGCCACAGCCAGCTCAGCCGCTGCCCCGTTCAGGTGCATCGTCCAAGGGTCCAGGTTGCTTAGCCCGTGCTTTGTGCCAGGACTGCCGGCTGACTGCAGCTGGCGCTCTGCCCCCACCATGGCAGCCATCCGCATTTCCATGTCCGTCAGGTTCACGGTGGTCCACGTTGTCAGCTCACTCACCGGCTGCCCCCTTTGCCATGCGCAGGATGGTTACTTCGTTCCGCAGCGCCTCCGCCTCACTGCGCAGGCGGTCCACATCCAGCCGCAGCTGGTGGCACGTGAAAGACCACTGCGTCACGGCCTGCAACAGGCGCTCGTTTTCATGTTCCAGCTTTTCCAGCTCGGTGGGCCTTTTCATCAATCCCCTCCCGGCAGCGGGCCGATGGGTCGCCAGTGGGTAATGACTGTCCAATCCCAGAGCGTGTTGCTGTGGAAACGAATAACATTAGGCCAGTCCATATTGCGTAGAGTTATCACGCAGTAACTCCCGTCTTCCGGCGTTTCCTCATCAGCTTTTCGCCAACGCATTAGCTCGTCTAATTCCGCCACGCGGCCAACTAGCTTGGCCGCCATTCGCTTGTACTCCATTACCACCTCACGCAGCCGGTCGATCTCCGCCCGGGCCTCCTGCAGCTCCGTCAGGGTATGGCTTGCGTCACGGTCACTCATTTTTGCCCCACTGTTCTGCCATTGCGGCGGCTATTCCTTCATAGGTTTTAGACCGCTCTTTCCACCTATCCGGCCTGGGTGACATTTTCCAGATGCGCTGCTCCCTTCCAGCGACGACATTGGTAGGCTTTAATATCGGAAGATTTTTAAGCCACAGGCAGGTCGCCTTACATTCGCCATGTCCAAACTGCCATGGCTGAATGATTTCGTCAGGCTTTCGCCATAAGGTAGCCATGACGCAAACAGGGTTCTCTATGCAAATGCGCGGAATATCCGCCTTGGCCAACAGCATGAAAAATGAAGCGCCAGCTTGCTGGCTGCCGTTCATGCGTTTACTGGAAAAATGCCGTGCACCACTTACTGACAAATGAGTACATGGCGGGTGTGCAATCATTAGGTCCCAAGGGTAGTCCAGAACATCCCGAACGTCTCCCTGGTAGTGCGGGCCAGGAGTTTCTGTTGGCAGGAGATCACAAGACATAGCTTCATGCCCCCCCCCTGATAAAAGCATCTCGCACGGTGCCGGAGTATTCACAAGCCACTAAAACTTTCAATGTTTCACCTTCACGCTTTTATGGTTCAGGCAGGTTTGGTATCCCGGCATGGCCCTGTACCGGCACAGGCCATGCTTGCAGATGCCGTCCGGTTTCACGATTTTTTTATTGTCGATGAACGGCTCCCGCAGCTTTGCGTTGATGCGATTCAGCCGCTTGTTTGTTTCCCGCAGGGCCAGGCGTGCCAGCTGATCGTTCGGGTTGGCGGCCAGCTTTTGCATCAGGCTGCGTATGCGCCACCGTTCAACGGCCTGCCGCAGGTGGCCCGGGCACGCCTTGCGGCCCTTGGCCGGCTTGCGCTGGCAGCTCCGGCATTTTCCAGAACTTCCTTCCATCGGCTAGAAACTCCTCACAGTAGCCCCTGCGCATGACAGCATACAACCGGTGCATGGTCAGTCCGCAGGCTTCCCCCTCCTGGATCAGTGCAGAAACCCGTTTGGCCCCGAACGCCAGGCGCTCCTCTACCCACTTACGGTCTTCCTCCAGGTGGCTGGGCCTTCCCCGCCCCTTGGTGGCTGGCTGCTCCTCCGGCGGCACGGGCGGGTCGATGTCGTAGGTGTTCCCGGCCGGCCCCATGGAAATGCCCAGCGCCGGCGGTTTCTGGCTGTTGGTCTTGCTGACGCGCAGCCTGCGGCGGTTTTCCTCAGCCCCCTCCGGTTGGTCCAGCATGATCACCTGGCGCACCGCACCTATGATGCGATTGCCCATCACCTGCCCGCCCCTGTTCAGGTGCGTCACCAAGATAATTGATGTATTGGTGCGGGTGGCGATTTCCGCCAATGGCTTGAAAAGCGCCTTAGCTTCCTCAGCCCGGCCCTGGTTGCGGTCGGTGGCGTTGCCGATGGTATCAACAAACACCAGCGCCGGCTGCACCGCCCGGATGTTGCGCTCCAGGGTGGCAAGGTCCTCGAGGCTGTCCAGGTTGGTTCCGCTGTACGGGTTGCTGCGCCGGCCGTTCAGCACGATGGCCCGGCCCGGGAAACCGAAAGCGCTTGGCAGGGTGCCCAGTTCAGCCCATTGGCTATCGGCGGCCACCCACAGGACCCGGCTTTCCAGGGGCATGGTGGCAGCCTTGCCGTCGGGCCATTCCAGCCCATGCCAGATGCGCCGGGTAATATCCGCGCACAGGCGGGTCTTGCCGATGCCCGGGTCACTGGCCAGGCAGGTCAGGGTGCCCCGTTGAATCCAGCCCGGCCACGTCCATGTAATGGTAGCTTGCAGCTGCACCAGGTCGTCGGCGGTTGCGATAGGGTCGTCCGGCTGTTCGGGCTCCGGCACACAATCCGGCCCCGTGTACACCGCCTTGGTTTTCCCAGTTGCCGGCGGTGTACTGCCCGGCTGGCGTGCCAGGTGCCCCTTGTCACGTATGTGCCGGATGGCATCGTCCACCTTGTGCTCCAGCTCCCTGGGGCTCCAGGGTGGCTGGCAGGTGGTGTTCCATTCGCCCAGCAGCTGGAGGGCTG